GAACAAACTCATATTCATCGCCCCACATGGTTGGTAATCACCCACGTTATTATGAAGAGAGAAATTATAACAATACAGACCATCGGGACCATTACCAGGTGTTCGTGTATACTTTTCAATGTAGTTAAACACTCCAGCATCCATCGGGTTCTCACGATATTTTCCATCTATTATTAATCCCCATGAATCCATAATTTCTCTCTGGTTATCTGGATGATACTCTCCTGAAATCATTATAGATGATTGATATGACTGTTGTGCTGGATTAGAAGTTGTGTCTTGTTCGAAATCGAAATCGGGAGTAATAGTATTCTCTTCCTTGTCACCTAGTCCATAATTTAATTCTATCACCTTACTTTCGCCTGCCGTAACAATATTATATGGTAGAAAATCATACGGCCAGTTGGTATAGTTAGACCACTGGTTACGCGCCGCAATATCGCTTCGTTGGATAAACCACATCCAACTGGAAACCATACCTCTGGTTTCAATATCAACAATATTTGATCCAACAATGTTCTTGTGGATATGAGTATATACCTGTTTAATTAGATAGGATTGTTCGTTTAGTTTGAAGACTCTCTGTTCATCTTCGGACAAAAATGCATATGTGCTAATTAAGTGAACATCCGCATCCCAATTCGTTCTGGTATCAGCAAAATCATAATCATACAATTCGGCTGTTTCGGGAGGATGTAAAAAACGATGAAATTGCTCATTGGTTTCATTCAGATTAGCCTGATGATAGTAACTACCCGAATCATTTACGTCTGGAATATGACGAATCAAATATAATTCCTTTACAGGTCTAATGTCCACCTCAATATGAAATTCGTTATATTGTAATGCCGTGATTGGAAACGCCATTTTGGATGCCATTGTAAACCATATATTAAGCGGAATATAGATAGAACGCGACCGAATAGATGGCTCAGGACCAACGTTTGACTCCATCTTGTATGCGTTCGGATATACATTTACTCGGTCGTATGCATTTGCTGGATCATTGAGTTCAGGAACATGACCAATCATTTTGTAGTATAGTGCTTTTTTTGACGAATCAAAATCTCTTTCAACCATTGCGTGTAAATAGCTTCCAGTAAATTCTTGGATGACCTGTCCACCTACTGTAAATCGCACACGCTCTATCATTTGTGAACCAAGATATTTAATCCATTTAAATTCATATGGTCGCCATTTATTTTCAATGTTATTGGTGGAATCTTTCTTAGGTGGAATAATAGGACTCCATATTGTTGGTAGTTTAACAACTAAATATGTGTCCATTATTAAATCACCTCCATTTCTAGGCATTTTAAACTTGAAGTTGGACGTAGAGTTCATATTTAAGATTCTTTGTCCATCATAGTCAATACGAAATTTCTGTAGTCCAAAATTAGTATATTTAGCATACGTACATTTAAAAAAAGTTTTCGTAGGATTACCTGTTAAAATTATATTTTGGTTACCTTCTGCTATTAAATTCATAAGACCACCAGGCATATTTATATAATAATCATATTATTATTTAACTAATATTAACCATAAAAACTATTATAAATTCACATAGTTAAATTATAATAATATATATTATACAAACAATGGCTGACGCAATTAAAAAAAACTATAACGCAATGGTAGATACTGTAAAAAATTCAATAAATTTAAAAAAAGCCAAATTAGTTCAGATTGGGGTTATTTTAGTAGGAACACTTATGATTGCTCTATTGATGATATGGTCTTATTCTAAATTAACGTTATCTTCTTCAAACTGTAATAATATAAATAAAAATAAAATGAATGTTACTGAATTGAAACCGTTTAATTATGCTAAGACACAAGAAGATGAAGATAAAACATACGGAGATTATAGATTACGTGATTTCTACATTAAAACTGCGTACAATTGTTGTGCAAGTGGTTCATTTTCGCATGATTTTGTAAACGATTGTGCTCTTGAAAATTGTATTCAGTTGGGTGCCAGATGTTTAGATTTTGAAATTTACTCTTTCGATGATAGACCGATAATATCATTTTCAACTGAGAAAAATTTCGGGGTCAAAGAGACCTATAATTATCTAGAATTTGATAGTGTGATGGAAAAAATCCGAAATATGGCATTCACAGCCGGTGTAGAAAGTGCAGGCAACGTCTCATCTGACCCTCTATTTTTACACTTTCGCATTAAAACGGAACATAAAAATATTCTAGATTCTATGGCTGATTCAATCAATAGGCATTTTTACGATAGACTTTTAACGCGACGATATAGCTACCAATACGGCGGAAAAGATTTGGGAGATGTTGAATTGAAATATTTGAATAGTAAAGTTATCATAATGATAAATAATGCTGAACCACTAAATGTAGAAGAATCTAAATTATATGAATATGTAAATATTATTAGTGGCGGTGAAAATATGCGTTTAATAAGATTTAAGGAAGCGACTCTTGCGGGTGATATGGATGAGATTAAGAATTATAACAAAGAGAAAATGACAATTTGTCTACCGGATCGCGATGTTATTAATCCAATCAATAATGATTGGAGACAGTTAACCCACAAGATGGTCTATTCAAGTAAAGAAAAAAAAACCCTTCCTATTGGGTTTGGTATTCAGTTTGTAGGTATGTCATTTCAAAATACAGACTCCCAATTGAAAGATTATATTAATGAATTTAACAGAAATGAATCTTCTTTCATTCTGAAACCAAAACTATTAAGAAAGGACAATCCTGAAATTGAAACTGTTATTGATTTGGAACCTAGTAGTAACAAAGCGAATGCCAATCAAGTAACACGTGCATTTGAACAACAGCTTGGTATTAGTCGATAGATTATATCATTTATTCTATTTTAATTAAATGTTTATAATAGAATAATATATATGAATGAAAAAAATATGTCCTTTGAAGAAAAAGAATTAGAAATTTTACGCACAGCCGTAGATAAAGCAGAAAAGCGTGTAGCTAGTAAGTTAGCTCAATCGGATTTAATACGAGATGTTAATGCTATTGTGGAGCAATTTATTCGCGAAAAAAAACTCATTTGTTATGGTGGCACTGCGATTAATAATATATTACCCATGGAGGACCAGTTTTATGATAAAGATGTAGATATTCCAGATTACGATTTTTTCTCTGTAAATGCTGTTAATGACGCAAAAGAGTTGGCCGACATATATTTAAGTAAGGGATATTCCGATGTAGAGGCAAAATCGGGCGTTCACAAAGGAACATACAAGGTTTTTGTAAATTTCATTCCGGTAGCAGACATTACCTATTTAGTGCCCGAAATATTTAAAACTCTACAAAAGGATGTTGTTAAGGTAAATGGAATATCGTATGCGCCTCCTAATTTTTTGAGAATGGGAATGTATCTTGAATTATCGCGTCCCGATGGTGACGTTAGTCGGTGGGAGAAAGTTTTAAAACGTCTCATATTGCTTAATAAAAATTATCCTATAAAAAATTCAAAATGCGACACGGTAAATTTCCAGCGTTCGTTCGAAGGAGAAAAAAAGGACCGCGATGATATATATTATACGGTTCGTGATTCAATAATAGATCAAGGTTTAGTGTTTTTTGGGGGATTTGCGAGCACAATGTATAGTAAGTATATGCCACTTAAGCAGCGAAAACAATTGTTGACTATTCCCGATTTTGATGTATTAACAGAAGACCCCGAAAAGACAAGCACTATATTGAAAGAGCGTTTACTAGAAAAGGGTTATAAAAATGTGAAAGTGGTTGTAAAACCCCCAATAGGCGAGTTAGTAGACACACACTATGAGCTATTGGTTGATAAGGAGACGTTGTGTATGTTATACAAACCTACTGCGTGTCACAGTTATAATACAATTAAAGTAGGGAAAAAAACGGTGAAAATAGCAACCATTGATACAATGTTGAGTTTCTATTTAGCCTTCTTATACGCGAATCGTCCTTATTTTGACACGGAGAGATTATTGTGTATGTCAGAGTATCTCTTTATCGTCCAGTCAAAAAATCGTCTTAAACAGAAGGGTCTTTTAAGGAGATTTACTGTAAGCTGTTACGGAAAGCAGGAAACAATGGAGGATATTCGTGCGAAGAAGGCTGACAAATTTAAAGAGCTTCAAAGTAAGCGTAATTCAAAAGAATATGAAGAGTATTTCTTGAGATACACACCAGGCGAAAAGAAAAATGCCAAAAAAACACAAACGCAGAAAAAGTCAAAAAAAAATAACACGAAAACTAAAAAAAAGACTATTTCAAAAAATAATAAAACACGTAAGTCACGCTTTTCAAATCTTAAGAATAAACTAGGACTTTAATATTATACAATATCTATATTTTATATAATGTTCTCTCCGAATATCAAAAAAT